AGCGGTAGTATATTCACATCGGAAAATTATTCCGCCGATGATATAACACATTACGTGAACACACATGGAACGGCTAGTAATTCTATAAGTTCTTCGTATGTTCCCGCAATAGGCATAGACGGAACGGTTTATAACAATGTTGACGCCAACTTTGTGACGGCAAGTAGTCTATTGGTGGGACATTTACAAATTAGTCAATCGTTGAATGATTTCTTCACATTTGATAGTTTTAACATACCAAACGTAGTTGACCAGAATATTCTTCATATCTTAAACCACTCGTCTAGTCTTGCGTTTGATATTTTTAATGATGGATTAGATGGTCGCCTATTTGCATATGGTGGATTGTTTCTATATTCTAACAATGATGTAAATATTTTATCAAGTAATGGTAATATAATATTAAACAATTCAGTTGGAGTGAATATACCAACACCCGCATATACAATTGATATTAACGATTCTATTGGTAACAGCGCATATAGTAACAAGAATTATATCCAATTGGATGATGGCAATGCAAACATGTTTTTCAATGCTGGTATTGGGGGATATACTTACATAGCGATATCACCAAGCATCACCGCATCATCATTCGGTCATAATATTATACCAGTGACTCCGAATACGATAGTAATCGGAAATAACCAAATGGTCGGTATTAACCAAATTACACCACAATTTTTCTCATTGGATGTCAATAATACTATTGGTAATAGTACAGGCGATTTAACACTTGGAGCATGGAGTAACGTAACGATTACGCCAAATGCAAATGTAAATATTGCGCCAGTTGGAAATACTGGCATTAATACATTATCTCCCAGAGGTAAACTCGATTTTAATAATATTACGAATTATGCTATTGCAGATGTAACAACATCCGACCCAACATTACATTTTCAATACACCACCGGAATGTATTATGCTAACACATATACATATCAATTTAATGTATACGCATATTGGAATACTGAGGGTGGTACTTACGACAACACAAACAATAGAGTATATTCGGTAAATCCTCTCATATTCAACGGAACGGTAGATAATTCCAACAATGCATTTTACATGGAGGCACTTTGGGACGCCACTCCTAATGCTTCTGGATATCGAATTGTAATTGCACAAGACCCTTGGGTTGGGGTATTTGGGAACGATTATATAGATACACCGTTTACATCATTTAACATCGGAAAGACTGCAACTGCGTTTGATGATATATCTGGAAATCCGTATGTAAATATTTACCCAATGGTTACAACACCAACAACGTTGACTGTTGGAGGTGAACTATATTTTGATACAGGAAGTAATTTAAATATTTTCGCATCTCAATCGGTGATTAATGGTGGTAATGTTGGCATTAACAACTCAACTCCACAATACGCATTAGATGTCATTGGTGATGGAAAATTTAGTGGAAACTTAATGAGTGGATTAGGGGCATATTCATATGCTAACAATGCAGTTGCATTAATTCAAGATGCACGTATTGTATCTGGTTCTAATTGGAGTTTTGCAGCCGGATTCGGGGCATCGTGTACTGGCGTCAGTTCATTTGCGTTTGGAGAAGACGCTGTGACGGGTGGTGATATGAGTTTTGCAATTGGAGCAGGTGCAACTACAACTGCCAACCGAGCATTTGCAATTGGTGGAGGTGGCGCACAAAATGCAAATATTCAATCAATGGTAGTTTCATTGGATGATGGTATAGTATTAAGTGATACATTACCAAGTCAATTCGTATCCGCATTTGCAAATGGATATCAACTCTATAGTGGAATAACAACGGGAACTGACTATGCAATAACGTTAACAAATAACGTAGTTTCCAGTTTATCAGATTTGATTTTGGGTGGGTTTTCGGGTAACAACATCCCATATCAGGCCACTGAGGCAAGGTTAACATTACATCAACCAACTCAATATAATGGTGGAGCGGTTACTTTAATAAGTGGTGGAGGAGATGCAACTGGCGGCGATATCACAATACGAGCGACAATCAGTGATACGTCACCACTACCGGCAATACCGGCGACTATATTCTTAAAAGGTGGAACTTCCGGCGTTTCCATAGGATTCATTGGTATAAATACCATTACACCGTCATACACATTAGATGTAAATGGAGATATTAATTTCTCGGGAAGTTTGTATCATTTGGGTCACGTATTCACGGCATCGTTGGCGTCAACTGCATCGTATGTAACTCTATCACAGACCTCATCCTACATTACTGCAAGTAACGTTCGTGGAACAGTAACCTCATCAAGTTATTCAACAACCGCATCGTATGCGTTGAATGCTGTTAGTTCGTCAACATCATTAAGTTCTAGCGTTGCCGCAATATCTGGTGGAGGAAAGTATTACTTCCTTGTTGTAACGGGCTCGGGCAATCAACCAGATTACATTGATACCACAGATTTATCATACAATCAAGCGACTGGACAATCTCAGTTCACATCAATATCAGCATCAAGCGTGACAGCATCATTGATGGGAAGTTCGTCATACTCATTATCATCGTCATATGCTGTGACTGCCTCATACGCATCAGCGTCCTCATACACAATAACCGCATCATACGCATCGGTTGCAGCATCTATGATTGGAACTGCGTCGGTATATTCCCAAGGATTTATCTTAACGGGGTCTTATACTGAAACCATAAATGCATCGGTGTCATTATCGGCAACTGAAAATGGAAGATTGTTGATTGTGAACAATGGTTCACAGGTGACATTAACCGTTCCATCTACATTGCCACAAGGATTTGCATGTAGCATGTATCAATCAAGTTCCGGAGTCAACCAAATTAAAGTTGTTGGTAGTGGTGTTAACATCAGAAATCGGGCGGGGTTATCATGTTCATACGGTCAATACTCCGTAATTTCATTGGTTCAAATTGATAGTGGAAACTATTTGTTACAAGGTGATATGTCATGATTTCTGTCCCAATATTACAACCATCATTGTTTTATTATAACGTCGTTGGTACGATATCTTCATCTCTAATACCGGTGATGACCAACTACACATTGCCGTCTGGTGTTGCAAGCGCAAATACAGACCAAGTAACACATGAAGCGTGGAGAGCATTTGATGGAAATCCGTCCGATTTTTGGGATAACGGGGTTAATCAACCAAATTGTTACGTACAATATTATTGGGGAGGTACATCATATACTATAAATTATGTGACTGCGAAAATTTTGAACGGTTCGGTATTCGGTTCCACGATATTATATCAAATATCATCAAACGGAACTACATGGACAACTGTGAATACATATTCCATGCCAGGGTCGAGTACATTAACCATCACTGCTAGTATAACGCCAACACCAACTAAATATTTACGAGTCGCAATTAGTGGAGTTGGATACCAAACTTGGGGGGTTGGAAGTGTACAAACATATGGATATTAATTTATGATTTCTATTCCAACATTACAACCATCATTGTTTTATTATAAAAACACACCGTCAATCGCATTGATTCCTACGATGACCGACAATACTACCCCCAATGGATATGTTGCGTCGGCCAATTTAAATTCGGGAACTGCTTATTACGCATTTGACTCTAACTTATCTACATATTGGACGCCGGGATATGTATCTGGTCCAAATTGGATACAACTCCAATTTCCGTTACTTAGAACAATTACTATGTTCCAACGGTCTAACGACGGCGCAACACCTACTAATTTTATAATTGCAGGTTCCTTAGATGGAGTTAATTGGAATACTATTTTTAATGGAATTAACAATACAAGTTTAACAATACCATTAACAAATTCAACGGCATATCAATATTATAGAATAACCGCACAGAACTCTACGTTTGGAACTATTGTATTTTCAACGATACAACTATACGGATATTGATGCTAACCCATAGTTATTAAGTAATCACAAGGTTAATAAATGGCCATTATCAATACAAATCCTAATATAAAAGATGTCGTTATATTGCAACGAGATGACACTAATACTTATTACGGCGAGACTCATATATCTGGTTCGGATTTAATAATTTACATCGATTCTAATGGTTATTTAAATGCTGACACATCGGCTTCGTTTTATTCACAATATCCGCCGCCAGGCGGCGGCGGGTCAGGAGCGAACGGTACAGCTTCGATAGTTGTAAATTATTTAAGTGCGCCAGCATCACCGGCAGCCGGACAAATATACTTTAATTCAACTGATAGTCACTTTTATGGTTATAATGGAACCGCTTGGAAACGATTGGACAATGGTTCAAGTATCTGGAGTATGGCATAATAAAAAAAATCTATAGTAATCGGTATTAATATATAAAGTTATGAATGAACAAATACAAATGACTGACGGCGAACTCTCAGAAGTTCGAACCCTACAAGACAAGTTTCAACAAAAGATTTTTCAGTTGGGTCAATTGACTCTACAGAAATTACAGGCAACAAAGGCGTTGAAACAGTTATCAGACCAAGAAATTACATGTGAGGGAGATTGGATTAGTTTACAAGAAGAAGAAAGACAACTTATTGAGGTTTTGTTAAAGAAATACGGCGAAGGTACGTTAGATTTGAAGGCCGGTATGTTTATTGTTGATAGTAAAAAGTAATGAAACACGTCACTCAAATGGCGTTTCCAATCATTAATAATTTTATAATTCATTATCTTTTACAAAATTTTGATTCTATTTATATTTAGTTAAATTATGAGAATCTCAATTTTCAAAAATAAACAAACAGATAACAATAGATAAAAAGGAATATACGCCATGCCAATACAAGAAGGTGGAACATTTAGTCCGGACAGAAGAATTGTGTCTCCAGGAGTTTTCACAAGAGAGAACGATTTATCTGGAGTCGCGAATGGTATCGCTGACATCGGCGGTGTAGTGGTAGCTCCCTTTGCAAAAGGGCCTGCTTTCTCACCGACCACGTTCAGAGATGTGAATACGCTACAAAATAGTTTTGGTGTACCAGACGGAGTATTCTACGGCCCGTACACCGCAGGTCAATACCTAGCCGAGAGCGGATTAGTAACCGTGTGTCGTGTTGGTGGTCTTACTGGATACGAACAACAATATCCATTTGGAGTTTGGGCTATTAAAGGTCAATACAATAGAACCAATTCTGCCGGTGCGTTGAATAGCGGAAGTTCTTATGTGTATTTCTCTGGAAGTATATCCAATCAATATAGCGAAAGTATTTCATTCACAAATAAGGTGATGACAATTTCATCAGCGTCTACAACAGTTACGTTCAACAATGTAGCAGCAGATGATTCGTTATTATCACCAACTTCGACTAGTGGTAGTATCTTGTATTCTGGTAAGACAATATCTTTAGGATATGCCGCTCAATTAATCGCAAGTTCGAGTGTATCACAATCACAATTCTCAGCATCAATAGCTAATGGTACATTCTCAGCCTCTGTCGTTGGGCCTATTCCTGTTAGTTTTCCAGGCGCAGCTACTCAATTCCAAACCTTATACTTGATTAGCGCATCTATGAATGTAAATCTAGGAGTTTGTGGATTCCCAGTTATTCAATTAGCAGGTGTGTTGAGTGGTTCGTTCGGTAAATATACCGGATTCACTGCAGCAGGAACCGCATCGTTCAATCCATGTATTCTACCAAACGGGGCTTGGGTAACTCAATCCGGAGCAGATTACAGATTATTGACAGTGTTGGCCGATACTATGGCTGGTGGTGTTCAGAATTTGATTGCCCCAGGATTCAATGGTTCTACTCTTTCTTTGACTAATCCAATCACAAGTTGGTCGTCCGAAGGTGGAGTAAGTGACATCCCAACAGATTTCAGCTTAACTCTCAAAAATAGTAATAGCTCAAATCCATACGGAGTTTACCAATTCTCATTGGATAGCAGTAATTCCCATTACATTACCAATGTGTTTGGAAATTCTCCTACCGCTGGTAATCCGGCAACTCAAGTAGCCGGTCAGAAAATCGAAGCAGCATATACTTATGTGATTTACGAAGATGCCATCTCAGAAGTGGTATCGGAGAAAACTCAATGGTTAATTGTTGGTAGCGCACTCCCATCAGGTTCAATCACAGGACAACCTATGAACTTTACGGATGCCTATTCAACCAATTTAACCGAAGGTGATAGTACGTTCGCAATAACCAATGCAAATACACCTTGGATTGTTTCTCAGAAAATCGCCCCTTGGCAGGCAAGTGGTTCGGCAACGAGATATGAATTATTTCAAATTGCCACATTAGCTGACGGAACATATACCAATACCGAATTCAAAGTTGAAATCAGTAACGTTAAATTGGCAGGAACAGTCGCTGGTAGTGATTATGGTTCCTTCTCATTGATTCTACGTAAATTCAGCGACACAGACAAACGTCCAGTAATCGTTGAACAGTATAACAATTTGAATCTAGACCCAAATTCCGCTAACTTCATAGCTAGAGTAATTGGCGATGGATACAATTATATTACCTTTGCCGGTAAAGTTGTTCAATATGGAAATTTCGGTAATAATAGTAAAAATATTCGTGTTGTAATGACTACGAACAATTACCCAATAACCGCAGTTCCATACGGATTCGAAGCATTCATTGTTCCTACTAATGGTTCGATGGGAGCTTGGACTCCTACGATGAAATATACAAAGGCATCAGTCTACGGATTGGCTCCTGGAAAATATCCATCCGGTATTACGTTCAACGACGCACCTACGGGAGCTGATGCTGAATTGTTCTCCTTGTATCCTCAGACCACAACCGGAGTCGGTGCGGCTGGTGATAATACTCAATATTTGGCTCCAATCCCATCGTTCAATTCTAATGGTGGAACTTATAACAGCGTAGGAAGAAATTGTACGTTCGCTTTGGATGATGATTATGAATTGTACGGAGTTGGAACTGGTTCATTCCTATCAGGAAGTAACATCGTTCCGGCCGTGTATGACCCGGTTAATGAAACCACTTACGTAAAAATGAGAAGTTTCGTTCTCGGATTCCAAGGCGGATTTGATGGTCAGAGCCCAGCTACGTCAATCAACGTTGGCGGCGACATCATCGCAGGTAATACACAAGGATTAGATTGTACGACGGTATCCTCCGCAGGTTCAATCGCATATAATCAAGCTATTTCCGCCCTTGGAAATGCTGATGAATATGATATTAATCTGATTGTGGCTCCTGGAATTATCCATCAAGAACACCCATATGTTACCAACTTAATTGTTGATATGTGTGAAGCTCGTGGTGATGTATTCTATATCATGGATTTGTATGTTGATAGTGGTAATCCAGCGACTGGTCAAATTGACCAAGTTACTTCTTATGCCGCAGAATACGATACAAACTATGCCGCAGCATATTACCCTTGGGTCAAGATTCTTGACACGAATAATAATAAAATCGTAACTGTACCGCCATCGGTAGTGTTACCAGCAGTATTCGCCTCGAATGATAATGTGGCCGCAGAGTGGTTTGCCCCAGCAGGTTTCAACCGTGGTGGTATTCCAATCGCAACGCAAGTGACTGACAGAACTACTCACGAAGAACGTGACGTTCTATACGAAGGAAAGGTCAATCCTATCGCAGCCTTCCCAGGACAGGGAGTAGTCGTTTGGGGTCAGAAGACACTTCAAAACGCAGACGGCGCTTTGAACAGAATCAATGTTCGTAGAATGATGATTAATATCAAGAAATTCTTCGCATCAACCAGTAAGTTCTTGGTGTTCGAACAAAATGTTGCCGCTACAAGAAACAAGTTCTTGAGCATAGTCAATCCTTATTTGGAATCGGTTCAACAGAGAAGTGGTTTGTACGCTTTCTATGTGAAAATGGACGAAACCAATAACACGGCAGATGTTATCGACCAGAACATATTGTACGGTCAAATCTACCTAAAACCTACCCGCACGGCGGAGTTTATTGTGCTCGATTTCAATATACTCCCGACTGGAGCTGCGTTTAATAACATATAATCAGCGACTTACACGATAAACTCAACTTACTAAAATAAGTTGAGTTTTTCTTTTGTAACGTTATAGTTATCTTTGTAGGTTACAAATAAATTTTACCATATGAATAAGGAAGAAATAAAACAATTTTGTTTAAATAATAAAGATAATTTTGCGATACAACTTAAAAGACATCATAAAGAAACTTTTGATGAAATCAATAAAACATTCAACTTTAATAGATTTTCGGAAAAATTATATGTTTATATTAACGGTAAGGAATCTGTTGGATATTGTAAAGTTTGTAAAGAAAAAACACAATTTGATGGATACTGGAAAGGATATCCAAGAATATATTGTTCTTATAAATGTAGAAGCAAAGAAAAATCTGATAAAGCAAATGAAATAAGAAAATGTGTAATCTGCAATGGTGAGTTTAGAATATATAAAAATAGAGAAAAGACGACTTGTTCTAATAACTGTTTATTAAGATTAAATTTTAGTCCAGAGGTAAATAAAAAAAGAAATAAAAATTTTAAACTTGCTATGATTAAGAAATATGGTGTTGACCACCCATCTCAATTACCAAATTTCGGCGATATAGTTAAACAAACTAAATTAAAAAATCACGGCGATGAAAATTATGTTAATATTGAAAAATCTAAACTAACTAAGTTAAAAAGATATGGAAATGAAAATTATGTAAATGTAGAAAAAAATAAACACACTTGTATGGGACGATATGGAGTTCCTAACATATTTCATTTAAAAAAGAATAAAACTAACGGAAAACAAATTTCTAAATTTCAAAAACGTGAATATCAAAAAATACTTAAAGAATACCCCGATGCTAAATTAGAAGAATATTTATCCGACGTTCAAAAATCTGTTGACATATACATTCCATCTAAAAAGAAAATCGTCGAATGTTTTGGTGATTTTTGGCATTGTAATCCATCAATATATCCTTCTAACTATTATCATAAATACGTTCATATGAATGCTAGTGAAATATGGAAAAGAGATGAAGAAAGAATACAATCTTTTAAAACCGATGGTTATGACGTTGAAATAATATGGGAAAACACTAACAAACATTTTAAACATTCAATTAAGTAAATCGTATTTATATACGTATGATACCGAAAGAACAGTTAAATTCTCTGATTAACGATGTTATCAATGAATCCGCATATAGATTACTTGAGAATAGTAATTCATATAGTCATTGGATTTCAACAGATGGTACGATGGTGGATGTTTCGTATTCACATGAAATTACCGCCAAAGAAATCGTAAGAGATTTAATATCAAAAGGAAAAATAAAAAAAGAAGAATTGAGTAGTATAAATTATCCGATGTCATCTACCACCGAAACGGAGTCTTTATTATTTAACAGAGGTTGGGTTCGTGGAGTGAGAGATGCGTTTCAGTATTATTACGTAAATGGACAACCTCGTCAACGATTGACACCAAAACAAATAAGAGCTTTGGTGGAACACGGTAGACAACATCGTAAGATAGTAGAATTTCTTCCAGGAGGGGAGGGTCATTTCAAGGGAGTTGAACACATTTATAATCCGGAAGACATGTCGCAGTCACTAAATGAATCCATCGACCGTAATCATGAAAAGGTAGCCAGATTTTTTATATCTAACGTGTGGAGAGTAATGGAAGACGATGACAAATTCAGCCCGTATCAATTCTCACTCTGGATGGATAGTAATGATTATTTGACAAGAATGAGAACACGTATGGCTAAAGAATTGTATCCAAATGACGGTGAAGCAGAAGAGAAATTTTTTGAAGAGGATATAAAACCAACTTTAGAAAATCTAGAACAGAAAAAATACGCACGTCTGGTTAATAAAATTAACACATCCGACCCGCTCTTTTTATTAAAAAATGTAGTGAAACGTAAAAAGACATTTGAAGCAGCTAAGAAAGAACTCTTTAATTCAAATCTATTTGCGGGACATGATACGAATACTAACATATCGGATGAAGAGGCTCAGACGGCATTTGAACGTCTCTACAGACACGCCATGGGTGAAACCGCCTATGGTAAAGATTGGGTTGAAAAATTTCCAAGGTTGGCAGATTTAAAACAGCCAAACGAAAATACTACTGAACGGCTTTTTGTTCAACACTATGCTGGTTGGAAAACTGAAGGATTCCCTGAAGTAGTTAGGGTTTGGAGAGGTACCAATTCACCGACTCATAAAATTAAACCTGGGGATTTCGTAACATTTGATAGGGATTTCGCAGATTCTTACGCACGCGGCAAATTCAGAGCTATCATTCAAGGTAATTTACCATCAAAGGATTTGAGAGTACATTCTATGGATATAGATTCATCTCAATTAGTTTATTGGCCAGAAGGTCATGATATAAAAACTTACACTGGGACAATTCCTAGCTTCAAAGAATTTTGGGCAACTTTTCGATAAATCGAAAATAAAATAATTTTTATTTAAGTCGTTTACTGAATTTCGTTAATTAGTAAAACTATTTATTAGTCGTGAGACGTGATGAATCAAATGATAACTCTGTATTCGTACCTTACGATGATAACAATATAGAGCATGTATTAGCGGGCCCAGATTATGGCCAGCCAGAAAGTTCCAGCGCCTGGTCTGAAATTGACTCCATAGAATACAGTGACTACGTTTCAGACATTGAAGAAAAAATTCTCGCCTTTTCCTACTTAAAAATTACAAAACTTTAATCTTACTACTA